ATGACTTTTGTTTTCCTTTCAGTTAAAATTTATATCAAAATTTTTATATTTTTCTATTATATTTTTTGGTAGTATTTCTTCTACTACAATTTTACTTTTTTCAATTCCATTAGTTTTAATTTTGTGATAATCACTTGGTAATTTAGAATCATCATATTCTATTTGATTAATATTAAACTGTTTAATATCATTATAATCAGGTTCTATAAATTCTATATTTAAAAAATCACAAACTTTTTTTAATTGAATACTTGGTTCTTTTACTAAATCTTTATAGTGAACTAAAACATAATTTTCTTTTTCTTTTATTATGTTTTCAATAGATATTAAACTATCTAAAATAACAGAAGAATACGATCCTTGAATTATCCTGTTACAATAAGTTTCAAAATCTGTTGGTTTATCTTTTGCAGCAAAAGAAGCTAATACTTCTAAAAAAGGTCTATATAAAATAACATATTTTCTATTTTTAATAACCTGTTTTATTATATTATAATATTCAGGATAACCCCAAGGTGCTCTATCTAATATATTTTTACAATTATAATGTTCATAATAATTTTTAAAAAAATTATTAATCACATTATCCACTGCTGTATGATCTGGAAAATTTTGATATTGTTGTTCGTTTTTAATAGTTAATATATTTTTCATTAATAAAGCACTAATACTATTAGGACTTACTTTAACATTTGGGTTTTGATTCATTAATGAACCAAATAAAGTATTTCCTGCTCTAGGCATTCCTGCTAAAAAATAAATATTCATTTCCAAGGTTTTCCGCAATTCCACATTACTAATGAATATCTATTTCCTTCAGTCACTGGTTTTACTCTATGATAAATAAAAGAAGGAAATACAACAATAGATCCTTTAGGCATTATTTCATAACATATTTTATTAACAGTGTTTCCATCTTTGTTGTCTTGAAATTTAAATTCAAATTCACCACCTTTATAATCTGTAGGATCAGATAAAGAACAAGTTATAGATAGTTTTCTAATTTTACCTCTTAAAGGTCCATCTTTTTCATCACTATAAGGTTCTTCCCAACTATCACAATGCCAATCATAAAATTGATTTAATTTGTATTTAGTAAATTGAGCATTTTCTGAAAAATCCCATTCAAAATTCCAACCAGAATTTCTATTAGCTACATGAACATAATAATGAATATATTTAAATAACCATCTTTCATTTAACCAAACAATATTAGAATCACGTTTTTGTTTTAGATCATTTAATTCTTCTTCTTTTAAATTTTCTTTATTTTCTAATTTTAGTCCACCTGTAAGTGCAATTTGCTCTTGTTTAGAATTACCATATTTAATTAGTTTATCACAAAAATGACTAGGTAGTGCAGATTTAAAAAACCAATAACTGTATTTAAGATTCATATCTTTATAATAACTTTATAATAACTTTATATCTTTAATATTAAAAAAGTATATAATTAATTTCCTGTTGCAATCCAACTTTCTATTTCTGTATTCCAAGCAAACTCTTGTTCATCACTTGTATAACCTAACCATCTTAAATTATTTTCATCCCATTGTATATTATATGGAACTCCATCGCCATAAGTTTCTACAGAAGGATAAGTTACAGGTGCTTGCCAATTAGCAATTGATGTATTCAATATCCAAGAATTAAATGGTTTATCAGAATAAAAAATATCATTCTCTAAATCATAATTATATCCTACCCCAGCATAGTTTCCTCTCAAAGGTGTTCCACCATTATCGTGTTGATTTAAATGTGTATTATAAGATGTTTGTTTCCAAATAGTTTCAGGATATGTTCCAAGCTCTTGTTCAATAACAGGATCGTTTGCGTGATTATTTTTTACCCATTGCTCTAGTTCAGTAGTATTCTCTCCACCGTTTTCAGAACATTGAGAATCTGAGATAACAATTACTCTTAAAACTTTATTAGTATCCGTTCTTATTTCTGCAAAATGTGCCATTAATTACTCCAATTTCCTGCTTTAACTTTACTAAAAACTTCTTTTAAAGTCCATCTACCAGGGGCTAGTGTTCTATCTACTTGAGTTACCATTACTACACCAGATCCACCAGCTGAACCAAATGTTCCCCAAACTCCACTATTATCAGCAGGAGGAGATGCTTGTATCGTTCCTCCACCGCCACCGCCGCCAGTGTTTGCGCTACCAGCAGTAGATAAAATAGCTGCGACTCCAGGCTGACCACCTGTAGCGTGAGCACCATTTCCTCCGCCACCATTTCCACCAGAAGGTTGTGGTGCAGGAGCAACGCCAGGTGCGTATCTTCCACCTCCACCTCCTCCGCCTACAAAACCGCTATCGCCGAAAGGTGTTCCAGGAAAGAATGGACTTTTATCAACACCAACACCGCCATCTCCACCTACACCTGGATCTGAAGCAGCAGTTCCAATGGCACCTGCGCCACCACCTCCGCCACCACCTCTGTCAATAGCATCAGCCCCACCAGCTCCACCAGCATTTGCTAAAGCAGAACCAGGAAATCCTGATGCATCAGATTGACTAGTAGCTCCACCAGCACCTCCACTACCGTTTCCTGAACCTCCGCCTCCATTACCACCGGGGCCTCCAGCATCAACAGGAGATGGAGAGGCTTCTGGTCTTCCAGCTCCATATCCACCACCATTGGCTGTATAACTTCCAAAAACAGAATTACTTCCAGCAGATCCAGGTCCACCATTTCCACCATAATTTCCTGTTGGACTTGGAGATCCTTTTCCTGCGCCGCCTGCTCCAATAGTTACACTTTGAGGTGCAGGGTTTGCGTTAGGTACATTTTGTATAAATAAAACTCCACCACCACCGCCGCCTCCGCAACCATTGTTGTTAGGCGAACCTTTAACTTTTCCACCGCCGCCTCCTCCAGCAACGATTAAAACGTCTAATAATTTAGTACCAGATCCTCCTGGAGTAAATGTTCCAGGACTTGTAAATTTTGTAACTGTATTTCCACCTGTTGATTTTACAATTGTTATTGGAGGTCCTATAATTCCGCCATTTGCCATTATTCTGTTTCCTCCCATCTCCAAGTGGTCGTATTAAAAGTAAAATTTTCATTTGGGCCAGGATACCCAGGACGCGCTGGTTCAAAACCATCTTGTTCTGGATGATATTTATGATCTACAATAGCCATATTTCTTCTTTGACTTCCATCTTTAAAAGTTTGTTTCCAATATGTTTCAGGATATGTTCCTAATCTACTTAAAATATCTGGATCTTGTGCAATAAAATTAGCGACCCAAGTTTCAGCTTCAGTAGATAAATTACCACCATGAGCAGCAACATCATTATCTGATATTCTTACTACTCTAAGAACTTCATTATTATCTGATCTTATTTCTGCAAAATCTGCCATATTTAATCCGCCCAAGTGTTTTGTCTTCTATATTCTAAAACATCATCCATAGACCATATTCCAGAACTTACATAAACAGAATCTGTTTCTCTTGTAATTACAACACCACTTCCTCCGACATTTGAATAAGGTGAACCAGGGTTTGGTCCAGCTGCTCCACTAGCTCCGCCACCAAGGCCATCTGTTCCTGCTGCACCTAATCTATCGGTAGCTGTACCACCACCGCCAGATCCTCCAGTTCCAAAAACATAAGGTCCAGCATTTGCAGCACCAGCAACACCACCACCGCCACCTGCATAAGTTACAGAGGAGCCTGAGATTGAATTAGCTGTTCCGTTTCCACCGTTTCCTGCTTGCGCAGTAGAAGGATTCCAGCTAACCGACTGACCATTAGCACCAGCGCCACCACCGCCACCAGAAGCGCCTACGGTTCCTGTTGAAGGTAGTCCAGATGCGTCAGTACCTCCACCTGTATTTCCTTCAGGTGGACTAAAACCACCTTCGTTTCCAGGGTTAGAAGTTTTACTACCATAATTATATTTTCCACATCCACCACTTGATCCACCAGTTCCTCCTGTAGAGGCTCCAGAAGAAGTTGTGTTATCTGCACCAAAGCCACCTCCGTTACTAGTGATAGGTCCAAAAGTTGAATTGCTTCCAGATCCACCAACAGTAACAGGTGTTGATCCTGGGATTGTTAATGCGGTTCCTCCTGGAAAAGAAGTTCTGTATCCTCCAGCTCCACCGCCTCCAGATCCTGTTAAATGATCACTAGGATGACCGCCAGCACCAGCATTTCCACCACCAGCTACTACTAGATAGTGAACTTCGTTAGGTGTGTTATTTTTACTTACGCTAAAAGTTCCTGAAGATGTAAAGGTTGTGATTTTATCTCCACCATTAACAGTGGATAATGTTGGTTCAACTACAGGTCCGATAATTCCGCCATTTGCCACAGCTAACTACCTCCTTAACTTAATTCTTCGTAATTGATAGTGATAGTTAAATCGTTATCTGCACCTGCTCCTGATTCTATATTGTCTCCTTCTTCAAGATATATAGAGGAATTTTTATCAATTACAATTAACGTTGCATCAGCTGGAACTGAAATTGTGCTAGCAATTGCTATAGGTGATCCACCTGATTTAGTTATAAACACAGATGCATCTGCAGCATTTGTGCCATCAATATTTGCTATAATAATATTATTTACTTTAAATACTTTTCCTGATGAAGCTGCGTTTGCAAGAATCTCAGTTGTCAAAGTCGTATTTAAATTTGCTTGAACAGACTTTGCTGTTATTGTTGATACGTTTACTAGATTTGGTGCTGCCATAATTTATTCTCCTGTGTCCCTTTTAACCGAAAACTAAAGACATTGCAATAGCTTTTCCTGTTGTTGCTAAACCTGACCCATTTGCTTGAACTTCTCCAGTTCCTTTAGGAATCAAGTTTATACTGATATTTGAATCATCTCCCACGGCTGAAATCGAAGGATTATTGCCTGTAGCAGCGTTAGTTATATCAAAATGATTTACTGCAGAGGAAGTCGTTTGAAACTGTAATTGTTCATTACCGTTTTCATCTCTAATTCCATGATCATCATCAAAGTCAATCATGAAAGAGTTTGTGTCTAAATTACCACCTAATTGTGGTGAAGTATCTTCTACAATCGAAGTTAAACCTAAAGCTATTTCTACAATGTTTGGATTAGTACCATCATCAGCTTTTGCAACAATTAATTTATCTCCCTTATCGGTAGTAGCAAAAGTAACTGTGGTTCCTGAACCACTTGCGTATTTAAATTGAACTGTAAAAGAACCTGTTGTTGAATTTCTTAAAATGTAAAAAGTTTCTACATCTAAAGGTATTGTAACAATTTGATTTCCTGTAATTGTACCTGTAAATTCTATTACTCTTCTTTGAGCTGTACCAGTTGTTGCACCATCATCTACAGTTAACGCTGTTGTCTGTGCTGCACCAGCAATAGATACAGTAGCAAAGCCACCAGTTAATTCTGAAATTAAACTTAAATTATTATTTGTTTTTGTTCCCCATGTACCAGCGTTTTCGCCAGTAGCCATTAATTCTATACCAAGAGGTGTGTATGTTGATGCCATAAATTTTTATCTCCTATGCAGCGTCACTATAACTTGTATTTGATCCAGTTGCAACATCAGAATAAGATGTATTTGAACCCGTTGCAATGTTACTATAAGCCGTATTTGAACCTGTGTCAACATCTTGATAATGAATAATAAAAGGCTCTCCAACAGTTGCAGTTAATGTAAATGTAGGTAATCCAACAACTTGATCTTTAAGATCTACACTACCAATAGCAGCGCTAAATGAGACTCCTGTTAATCCCATTATTTGATCAGGAATATCTACAATATTTCCTTGTTCAGAAGTTATAGATTGACCTGTAACAGGCACACTAACTGATCCTGTTCCTTCAACAAATCCTAGAGAAGAGGTTATTGATAATCCAGTCGGTGCTACTGCATCATTAGGAACAATTACTGTTCCTTGGCTAGATGCTATTTGAATTCCTGTAGGCTCAATAATTGTTGTAGTATCTACTACTGCAGTTCCTTGTTCTGATGTAATTGATAAGCCTGTAACCGATACATCTTCGTTAGGTGCAACTGCGGTTCCTTGTTCTGATGTAATTGTAAATGTTGGTAGACCAACTACTTGATCTTTTGGATCAACAACACCAATAGCTGTTGTAGCTGACAATCCTGTAATAGATGGTGCAACTGAAATACTTGTTTGAGCTGTTCCTTGATTAGAAGTAATTTCAAAACCATCTGGTTCATTAACTACACTTATTACATTTGTGATTGTTCCTAATGTAGAACTTATTTCTTGACCTGTTAATTCTAATAAAGCATTACCTGATATATCTAATGAATCATTTAATGTAGATGAAACTTCAAAACCAGGAATACTTAAAGTAATACTAGATAGATCTCCCCAGTTATTTTCTCCCCAAACTCGTCCACCCCAACCTGTATTTATTTCTGCAGTAATTGTTATAGAAGGATTATAAGTAGAACTTATTTCAAGACCTGTTATGGATACAATTTCATCTCCAACATCACCCCAAGATCCTCCACTTCCCCAAGCTTCGGCTCCCCATCCTTGAGTTAAAGTAGTAGATTCGTTCCAATTAGCCTGTCCCCAGGTTAATCGGCCCCATCCAGAAGAAACGTCGGGCACTGGACCCTCCTTATGCTAATCTTATGATTGCGTTCGATGAATCGTTTGCAGGAAACTGTATTTCAAAAGTTCCGTTAGTTGCAGTTTTATCAGAACCAAAAGCGATTACACAAACAGCATCAGTAGTACCAGTACCACCATCTGTTGTTGTATTGTAAATTAATGCGCCGTTAGCTGTGAATGAAGCTGATGTCCAAGATACATCAGAAAAATCTGTAAACGCAGTTGTTGAAGTTAAACCAACTCCTGTGTTTGTTAATGTTTCACCACCAGCAGAGTATGCTGATCCAGATGTGTTTGTAATTTCGTTTGAAGTTGAATAGTCAGTTGTTGCTGCACCTAAAGTTGCTGAACTTGTATATAAAGCTATCTTAAAGGTATGACCACCATTACCAGAAGTTTGAAAGTCATGCTTTCCTTCTAATAATTCTTGTTTAAAACTTGAACATATTGCCGATGTTATTGCCATAATTTTTTTCTCCTATTAAGGTGATGGTGAAGGAACTGGAATACGAACTGTTCCGTCTGTGTAGTCGTCCCGTTTACGTCTACCAAGTTGCTCTGCACCAAACTTCTCAACTTCCTGTTTATACTTATTTTCGTATAGTGTCAACATATCAATTGGACCTTTTAAATATCCATATGCTTCTACTAAACATGCATATAATAACCCATTTCCAAAGTATTGGCTAATATAAGTTGTAGCATTAGAACCAGATAATCCATCTGGAATAGCTTCATAATGAATTTTGAATACATATGTATCGTCTGGAGCAGGAGCTAAAAATAGTCTTCCTGAAGTCGTATCAGTTACCCCAGTTGCTCCACCAAACATAGCGTAGTATTTTGGTACACCAGTTGATGTTTCTGCAGGATTATATTCTTGTAAATAAG